AATTAATGACATTGTCCATTAGCCTACCTTAATCTTTACGCGAGAATCTTCACCGCTGTCTTTGTGGTAAACCACAGTAGTCATTGATCGCTCTGCTCCATATCCTGAGTCACTGTGCCATTGATCTGTAGCTGTCAAACTACCCCAGTGTTCAAAGTGCATAGAACCCACTTCACGCGCTGTGTGATGGTGTATATGCCCTAGATGGCAGTACCTGTTTTTACTCTGGCTCCACTCATTATCAAGATTCTTAATGACTGCCTGGAGTATCTGCTCATGCTTAATCCTATCCCCGTGGTGAAATACGAATAGATTGTTGTGCCACTGATAATGGATAAACTTTGAGTAATTAGGGACTACCTCTACTCGCGGCTCTTGGTCGTACAGAAGCTCTAAACAGCTAGACAGGTGACAGGCCATATCGTAATCATGATTGCCCCTCACGTTAACCACAACCACCTTCTTATGAGTCTCTAGCATCTTGTTAATAAGAACCTTAAACAGTCTACCAGCAAGCTTAAATGTCTTGCCTATCCGGGTATCTACATCTACCGGAGTTCCCTTAGTGGTGGTGTTAAAGCTGGAGTCAGCATGAAAAAAATCACCAACATTTAAAAGCAAGCCAACTTCAGCATTGCCTACTCTTTTAGTCAGTCTTGAGGTCGAATCTATAAGAATTTGTGTCGCTATCTTAATGTCCCAGTCATCGCTGTCCATCTTGGTCTCTGAGTCGGCGAGCATGCCAAAATGGTGGTCACCAATCATATACATGGCTAAGTAATCAGAATCTACCGCTTTAGGCTCTTTAGTAGGCTTTATGTAGCCTTTTAGATCGTCTTTCATGCCTTCCATCATGGCATCGATCTTCGCTCTAATATCGCGCTTTTGAGGCTCTTGTATCACCCATTGAAGGGCAACAGAGCCGTCATCTTTATATGCTGTGGAAATCCGCTTGGCCTCAAAGCCTTCTGCGGTCTGGTGGACTAAATCTCTATGGGGTGATACTCCGTTGCTGGCGGCTATGGCTTCAAGCCTGCGGAGCATCTTATCTATGTTTCTTCTTGACCCGCCAATCTTCTTTGCCGCTTTGTTGGCTGACCCAGTTTCAATTACCGCATCTAATATTTGATGATGCCTATCAGTAGTTGCAAACTCCTTTAGTACTCGCGGATCAATCTTACTCATTCTTCTTCCTTCTGATCATTTCTGATTCAGGATTAGATGGCCAGGGTACGCTAACACCGTGTTTATTTATTAAGTACCTGTTTAATATATCATAAATCTCAATATATTCCTTACTAGTTGGTTGAGTAGTACTGGACTTGCCGGTATGGGCTTTCTGTATGCCGCCCCACAACTGCTCTCTTACACTGTTCTTTGTCCAGGGGATGTCAGCATCATCTTTAAATACATGGCGCATATCAAAACCGGCATCATTTAAGGCATCAGCTAAGTTCTGACAGTACTTTTGCAAACTATTGTTCTGTGCCGGGCTGCGCCTTTTACCCTTGTGGTATCGATAGGTCATGACCCCATGTTCTTTGTATTGGCGCTTTACTAAATCTATAAAAGCATTCATGGTCACTTCATTGTAGACAGTGTGGTCTTCTGCTTTCATTTTAATCTCCGCAGAAACAAGGGATTGATGTGTCATCAAAAGCAAATAATTGCCCTTGATCCGTAGCTATAATCTGCATCTTTTCGTAGCTTGGCTGGTCACTTCTAAACCTAGCGCCAATCTTTTTTTCTTGGTCTGCCCACCAATCAGCTATGGAAGGGTCATGCTCAACGATAGACTGTTTTATGCTGTACCCCTTTAAAAAGCATAAATCGCAATTACTTAACGTGTTTACTCCCGCTGGCGGCATAGCTAAATCAAAGTCTTGGTTATCCCAAAACTTTTGTATATCTGCCTCAGTAATTCCGGCATCAGCCATAGGAACGGCATAATTATCCTTAGTTCGCATTTTAGCTGCGCGTCTAGGCTCGTCCCCTCGTATCCCGACTACTGTCAAAAAGTCATCCCCGCCCATGTATCTTTCGATAGTTAACACCTTTAGCTCGCTGGTACAGAACCGGGCCATCATATTAGGCAGGTATTGTTTATCTTGGATTAACTGTGCGAATGGCTCACCGTTTCTGCTAGCTGTGTCGTAATCGACCTCGATAAACTGTTTCTTGCCCGTGTATTCCAGCCATGTAATAAATACTTTCCAGTTATCGGCAACAGCCTTTACAAAATCAAGCGTCTGCGGCATCTCTTTGCCAGTATTAGCAAACACAACCTCAACGTAGTCAGGCAGCTCAAAGTTATGCGCCTCAAGAGTCTTGTATAGCATGTAAGCTGATGACCTGCCCCCGCTAAAACTAATCACTGCTGGCTCGTTTATGTAATATGGATTCATCGCCATTTCCTATCCGTGTAATTAGGATCGATAGTAATTGGTGGCTTTCTTAACCAATCCATAGATATTTGCTCAATTCTATTCTCTAACCTTGGAGCGTTTAACACTCGCAGTCTAGCTTCTTTGCAATATCCCCTCATTTTCTTTGCTGCTTCGCTTTGCGCTGCGAAATCTACCACGGGTAACAAGTGATGTGGCTCACAGTATTTCTTACCCTTTAAGCGACCACTGATAGTCGATTTAATTACTCCATTCCTTGGATCGTTATCAAACGTCCACTTAGAATAGTCCATGTGACAATAAGCCACGCCATCTTTAAAGTAAGGGTGATCGCCCTTGAAAGGCGTAAACTTGCTTGGTTTATTGCTCATAAAATTTCCCGTCATAGTGATAAAAGCCATTCTTCTGTAGATAGAAGCTACGCATCATGAGCTTAGACTCATCAGGCACCCAGGTGATGTCTGTCAGTTGTGCATCGATACCTTGCGCTCTCATACTATTCTTTTTCTTGTGGCCGGAGGCCTTTGCCCTAGCAGCCTTATCCTGCTCCCCATTTAGCCAGGTGTTGGCAAACTTAAACATTCCACCCATCGTTTTGCGTTTAGCCTGGTTAGCCTGGCACCACATTGTCATCCTGCCTAAATGAACTTGGAGGTTGATGTCGGGGCAGGTTTTAGCCCACCCCTCCATCATCTCCTGCGTTGGCTGCCAATCACTACCGCACTTGGTAATCATAAGAAATCACCTAATGTGTACTGGGCAACACTACACTTCTCGTTGTATTTATTCTTGACGGTAATCATGCGGCGACTAATGTTATGACCGTCTTGATTAAGCTCAGATATCCTAGATGCGGCTCTAAATATGCCTAATTCATTTAGGGCTTCCATGCTTGTTATCGTTGGGTTTTTTTGTAGGTAATCCAGCATTCTTTCTTTCTGGTTCATGGTCTTCTCCGTTTGGTTTATTGAATATTGCATCGTAATTACTATCGTATGATGCTTTGTTTGTAGGGCGTTGCTTACTGCCTTTTCCGCTCACCTTTCACTCCTATGGCTCGGCTCCCGCCTCACCCAGCTAATAATAAATGTTTCTTTATGTTTACTTTGTTACTTATTGTTAACTTATTTAAGGATAATATAAACCCTTTTGCTTGCATGAGCAAAAAAATCGATCTAAGGGCGTTCGCGACTTAGCGGTTGAAACAATGCTTGTATCGTATATCCAAACTATTCATCAGCAGAAACCGATCTGCTTCTGAGGCTATGCGCGGAGGGTCAACCGCGACTATGGCATTTATTATGGAGTTCGCCACCCGAAGGGCCATGTCAATTCATGGCTGCTCTAGCCCAAGCACTATTTGCGAAAAAGATGTTATCAGACAGTAAAAGACACTACTGGAGTGTATACCTTGTGGTATACTTTGATAACTTGTTCTTCGCACATCAAGTATAAGTCCTTCCGAGACTTAAAGTAAAGCCCCCGTAACAGGGGGTTTTGTTTTTCTACCGATCCATCTCACAAAATTCGTCCAGGGTGATGTCAGCCATTTGGCATATTCTCTGCAAAGTGTGCAGTTTCATGTTTTCCTGGCTTCTCCATCGCAGTACTTGTTGCGGGTGGCATTCCATATTCTTAGCCAGATCGACACTACTGATACCAAACCTAGCCTGTAGAATCTTTAAGCATTTACCTGCATTGGTCATTTCTATCAATCCTGTGTTATTATCGAGGGGTGAGGCATTGCTTCACCTCCTATGGTTTGCCCCCCGAAAGGGGGGCTTTTTTACGCTAAAACGGAATGTCAGACTCTAGCTCTGCCATAGTCATATTATCCGGCTTTGGCGCTTGTGCCGGAGCAGCCTGGGCATCTTTGGCCGTATACGCGGTAGACATAAACTTAACGCCATTCTGCGACGTTTTAAGCCATACGCTTACCCAGTAATCAATGCCGCCTACTCGCGCAGAGCCTTTGTAGTCAGGCTGGTTCTCTTGCTCTTTGCGGTCATTCTTAAAGATAGCGCCACTGTTGTCGCGTGTTTCATACTCACTCATTGCTTCTTCTCCACTTGGGTTTTAATTGCAGTTGCAGCCGCCTTAACTTCAACGGCCATTTTCTCTATAAACTCATCGTCCCGGTCAACTCTGACTAGAACGTGAGGCATTTTGGGATGGTAGGTAAACAAATCCCACCATTCCCTATTGGTAAGCCACATACACCCTTGTATCTGACACCAATATTTCTTTACAGCTAAGGTAGGGTCTCGCCAGTAAGATGCCTGCGTTTTCGCGGCAGGGCATTTGATCTCTAAGCCACCCACGGATTGGCCGTTCTCTGTTACCAGGCCGTCAGGTGAGCAGCCATAGCTGAATGTATTGTCTACAATAAAGCCGCATTCTAGCACCTCATTGTCGGTAATAAACTCGTAGGATTCTCTAGCCTCTGGCTCCAGCGCAGTGCCACGCTCTGTGTGAGAGTTGCTGAAATGCTCTGTCTCCCCGGTAATAACCTCGGCCACCAGCTCATCGATGTAGCCTTGAGCAGAAGAAGAAGGCTTACCAGTCATGGTAATTAACTTAGAGAACATACTAGCTGATGGCTTACCTCTACGGGCCGCAAGCCATTCTTCCGTTCCCTGCTCGTGATCGAGGATAATCACTTCTTGGCCTCAAGGGCGGCTACGGCTCTGTCGTAGTGCATAGCTGAGATGTGGTCAACAGAACTTACTTTAAGCCACTTACAGAACTTCTCGTTATCAGTACCAGTCTCATCAAGTAATTTCTTGATGGATATAATCTGATCGTCGGTGATTAGCTTCTTATCATCACCCCTGACCATAGCTGATTCCGCATCGTCATCTACACTCGGAAGGCCGAAGATAGATGTCAGGGAGTACCTACGAATGTATGAGAGAAATGACCCTAAAGCCTGGCTGTCCTTCTTAGCCAGGGGAAAGACTATATCGTTCTCAAGCCACTGCCCAGATACATGCATGAGTCGCGTACAAATGCCTACAGAATCCCCGTCATTGATTGGGAACTGCACATAGCTTAAACCATGATTTGAGAGAGGTTGTTTAATGGCCTTAATTACGGAAGTTAGATCGGCGTAGCTGGACTTAAAGAAAGGATTAGATGAGTCTTTTACTGCGCCGCCCATCTCTGATTGAGCGCACCAAAGTGCGTTTGACAATGCGTCGATATTCACTGATTGTTTCATTATATTCTCCTATGTTGGAGAATAAAGTATACAGCATCGACATGTTAAGTAAACGTATTTGTTTGTATTAGTAAGACCAGATAGCCGGAGAAGGGAATCCATCTTTCTCTGTGCAGCCGTCTAGGTGGATAAAGCGACCAGAGCCTTTCTGCTGTATACCGATACGCGATATACCGTGCTTCTGGGCCACTCTAATGATCTCTAAGGCGTTTTCTCCTGAACAAACAATATCTACCGCCTTTCCTGATGAATGCGCCCCAGGCTTCGTTTTACGAGCTTCTATGGGATGCTTAGGGCATCTGTAAGCAGAGGATAGCGTAAACGGAAATCCGCACTCTTCACGGATAGCATTTAGGGTAGCCAGGAAGGTCAGGTCAAACTCGATAGCCTCGCACCCACATTGGCATGTTAGCTCTTTAGCTGTGAAATACTCAGCCATGATTATTTGCCCTCTATGCTCTTAGTCTTCTCAAATGTACGCATTCCACCTAATCCAAGCATACCCATCAGAATAGGCATAAGTGTGCCACCATCTGCTTGAGGTATATCAATGCCGAACCCAGCAGCAAGAGGCGACACTAGGTAATTGACTCCCAGAGCCAAGACTGCGATCCACCCTGTTGCCGGTCTCCATCCCGACTGGAACCAGTTTCCTTTGGCTTCTTGAGTGTTGAGCTTAACCTGTGCCAGTGCAAGTTCCTGTGCATGTTTATCCGAGAGGGTGCTGATTTCGTGCGCGAGTTGAGCTTTTTGATCTTTGTCCTCGATAAATTTATCTAGCAGCCCAGTAACGGGGCCAATGAGTGAAGTAACGATGCTCATACAATACCTTTCTCAATTAAGAACAAGCCAATAATCAGGGGATACATACCCCAAAGCATTAGCTCGCTTTTCCTGAACCTTTCGGCACCATCATCTAATCGCTTTTCGATGTTGGCGTATC